GCCCGCCGAGGGGAAGCCATCAGCCGACCCCGGCGCCAGTGAGGAGAGTGTCACACTCACTTCCTGATCGTCGCTTGTCAGCGGCTGCTCACAGCGATTGAACGTGTACCCCGCCGCTGGCGCCCCCGTCACCACCTTATTCCCCGTGATCTTCACGGTGGTCGCCGCACCGCCGATAGTGAGGAACTTGGTCGTCCAGGGCTTATCGGCGTTGATGTCCCCTACGGCCGTGTCGGCGTGATTCCACGACTCAGTGAACGAGTTGACCGCTGGCGGGATGCCCGTGGTGCTGGCCGTGTGCGGTGCCGACGCAGCGGACACGTTGGGCGGCACGACCGTATCGGTAGCCTTGACCGTGAAGGTGTAACTCGTCCCGGACGCGAGCCCGGTGACCACATACGTCGTATCCCCCGACGTCCCTACCAGCACGCCGTCGCGGAAAATCTGATACCCGCCGACCGCCACGTTATCCGTGCTGGCCGTCCACGAGAGCGTGATCGTGCTCAACGAGGCATTCGTGTGCGTCAGGTTCGTAGGCGCCGTGGGCGCGGTCGTGTCCGGCGTCCCCGTCCCCGTCAACGCCGCGTTGAGCGCCGCCAGATCCACGCCGATCTGCCGGCTGTCCGTGCCGGTGACGAGGAGCGGGCTGCCGGCTGAAATCACGCCCGTCGAGCGGTCAATCCCTAGCGCCTCCGGCGTGCCGGTCGTGGCAGGCACGATGAACTCGCCCGCCGCAAAGGTGGGAGGCGAGAAGGCCGCCTGCGTGTATGCGGGCGCACCGGACGGCACGCTCCCGGCGTACAGCTTCATGATCGCGTTCTGCTGAAACAGGAAGTTCGTGCACGCGAGGTTATACGCCGCGTCGGACGCGCTGCCGCCTTCGATGAACACGTACCCGCCGAAGATGTTATTCGTCAGCGTGTACCGCGTCATGAACGGGGGATCAGAAGCCTGGTGCGAGAGGACGTTACAATTCGTGCTGTCGTTGAAGCACGTATTGTGGTCGTACCACACGTCCTCGCACGGGCTGCCGCCCGCATCGCGCATCATCGCGCCACGGTTGTAGCTCGTGGAGTCGAATGCCTGGAGAATGCGCGTGCCGAGGTTGTCGTGGAACTTCACGCGGCGCAGCGGGGCGTTGGCCGCCCACGTCTGGAACATGGCCGTGGAGTAGTCCACACGGTTGTACCGCACGATCACGTCTTGTACGACAGACCAGAAGGCGAACGTGGTGGTCGGGTTCGTACTGGCGTTCGCGGCACCCTGGTTCCACGCGTCGAAGGTGATCGCCGGCCACGAGAAGCTGTTTTGAAACGTATTCCCTTCGATCAGTACGCGCTGCGCACACTTCAGCTCGAGCGCAGGCTTGACGCTGATGAAGTCCCCGGCGGGCATCTCTTGGTCGGTAGCCGGGTCGCCGGGCAACGGAAACTTGTTCCACGTGAGCTTCTTGCTGAGCGTGTTGCGGCGAACGACGATGTCGCTGGGGATGAAGCCAGCGGCCTGCGAGTCGCTCCCGCCGAAGTACACACACTGGCCCGTCGCCTGGGAGAAGTTGTTTTCGTACAGGAAAGGGCCGCTGCCGTTGTACGCACCAATACCCGTCGCATCATTGCTGTCCAGGATGTCGTCGATGTAGCAGTCCCGGACCGTGATGTCTTTCCCGTTGGTCAGCACCCCGCGCGTCACTTTGCAGTTCGGAATGCCGTGGATGTAGCAACGGTCTATGATATGGCGCGTCGGCTGTGTGGCGAGGGAGGTGTGATTCCCATTCGCGTCCGCATCCCCGTTGATGAGCACGAGGTTGAAGAGACGATTGCCAAAGTTCAGAATGGCGGTGGTGGTGATCTCCAGCCCCGTCAGACGCCAGCCCTGATTGTTGCCCGCGATGGCGATGGCCGGACCGGAGTTGGGCGTGCTGATCTTGGCCATGTTCACCGCTGTCGCGGGCGCGATGCGAGATCCCGTCACGGGCAAGTTGGCCAGCGCGCTCGTGGTAACCTGCACCCAACCCGTGCCGACCTTGGCCGGGCAGACGTAGTTGCCCGAGAATGTCGAGCCCACCGGGAGCACCACGCGATGGTTCAAGTTCGGATTGGCGGCGGCGGCCTGATTTAGCGCGGCCTGCAGATCGCCTCCCGCGTTGACAGTGAACGTGCTTCCGGTTACCGTCTCAGACGGGACCGGCGTGACGGTCACTTGCGGGAGTGTCGGAGGTGTAGAGGCCATGCTAAACTTTCCAGTCGTGCGGGTGCTGAGGCTGCCGGGGCGAATTCATCCGTTTTCCTTCTGCCTGATGGGCAACCCGTACTACGTCACACGACATGGACGGGTGGGGACGTGTCATACCCACTGCTTCGTCATCGGGCGCTGGATGCTAGCGCTCGCATGGAAGAGGAGCGGTCCGGGCGAATAGGCCCGCGCACAATCGCCGCGCCGCGCGCGTACTTGGCATAGTCAGGGCGGTCATTGGCCAGGTAGCGGATGAGATCGGGGAAATCCTTGGCCTTGTCCCTGACCTTCTCCTTGGGTTCCTTGTCGCCCGCGCGCACGTGCTCATCCCACGCCCAGTGCGTCATGCCGTAGATGAAGCGCTGGCACGTTGAGAAGACGCGCAGGCGCGGCCGGCGGGTGCGTCGATCCGGCTTGAGCAACTCCTGCACATTCTGAATGCCGACGTTGATGTCATCGGCAGCGAGGTCGCAGCGCAGGCCCACATCGTCATACGCCTTGCGGATCGTCCACCCGCGCCCCAGCTTGTCATTGGTCTCAGTGGCGATGTTGGGGTCCATGAGGCGCTTGCGTACGAGCAGGCGATGGCGCGACTCCACGTCGTCGATGACGCGCTTCACGTCCTCGGCGGTGCCGTCAGCCTCCGCCTCCGCGACCATCACCACATCACCAGAAGGCGTGATGGCGAACCAGCCAATGGCGTCTTTCTTGCGCGGGTGCGGGTCGATGACCATGACCACGGGCCAGTTCTGCGGCACCACGTGCGGCTCGCACACGTGCGAGAAGCCCTCCACATCATCACCCTTGCACGTCACACAGTGCCCATCGACGGCAACGATCTTCTTGGCGCACTTGAAGCACCACGTGCTCGTGCCCTGCGTGAAGAGGCTGTAGATGACGCCGCTCAGGTGCAGGAAGTTGCCGTGCAGCCGCACCTCGCGCTGCTCATCCGTGAGCGTCGCAATCAACTCCGCGATGGCCTGCTGCGAGAGGATGCGATTCTGCTCCGTGTGGAGCACGATGGTCTCAAACCCCGGCACGCCGCGCCGGCCCTTCTCGTACACCTCATCGTAGAACCAGCTCACATCCGCTCGCGCCTGACCGATCTCGTCGGGAGGCGTGAAGGCGGTGTAGAGCTGCCCGCGCGTGTCGAGCGTGCGCAGGCGATTCTCCCGGTAGATGTCGCTGGGCGGCAGCTCGTCATGGCCGACCCAGTGCATGCTGCTGCCGCTGAAGGCGGTCAAGTCCTGATCGTAGGACAAGAACTGGCACGTGCTGACGCCGCGCATGCTGTTCACGCTGCCGTCAGCGCCGACCCAGTAGTTATCGACATTGACCTTGAGCGTGCGATTCTTCTCGCTGTACGCCTTCTCCCACGTGCCGCCCACCAAGCAATGCTGGGGAATCCAGCCCCAATGCCCGCGCCCGTCTTGGGGATCGCCAGCGCCGTTCCACTGGTCCCAGCGCAGCTTGGGCTTGATGATGGGCTCGAGTGTGTCCACGAGCGAGTTGCACACCACACGGGCGCGCACGGGCAGGTTCGCCAGCTTCTCGCGCGGGTACATCCCTTGCAGCGACAGCGGCACATGGCCGGTCATGCGAATGGACAACTCGGCCATCATCGTGTCGGTCTTGCTGCTGCGGTTGCCGCCCACGATGGCCACCTCGCGCGCCTGCGTCTCGTGCACGCGCCGGGCCATGGGATTGGCCAGTTGATAGTGGGCCAACTGGGTGGCCTTGCGGTCCTCGCTGTACGCCTCGAGCAACTGCTGAAACTGCGGCGTGTCCATCCATGCCCGCAGCTCGTCATCGCTCATTCGCATGAGCGCGGGGATGTCGATCATGCGGGCTGCAGGTAGCCCAGCTCGCGCAGAAGTCGCTCGAGGTCGATACCACTGTTGCCCGCGCCTGGCGCACCCGGCAGGCCGATGCTGGCCAGTGGCGCCCCCTGCAGCGACGCCTGCGCGGCCGGGGCAATCTGCCCCAGGTTCTGCTGCAGCCCCTGCGTCTGCTGGATGAACTGCTGCAGCGCCTGGGCGGTCGGATCGAGCGCAGCCTGCTGCTGAATGAGCCCGGCCCAGTAGGGATTCTGCGTCCCCATCTGCTCGCCCGTGAAGTGGCCCACGCCCACGGGGCCCAGATCCACCGCCGTCGGCTGCACCTGTTGCTCCCGGTCCATGGCCCCATGCCCGGTGAGCGCGGCGAGCAACTGATCCGGCGAGAAGGTGCGCGCAGTGACCCACGGGTCGAATTGCAGCGAGGGCAGCGGGCCGGCCTGCGAAGACCATGACGCCGCGT